TGTTGGAACTATAATCAAACCTTTTAGATTTTGATAATCATATAGTTGTCTAAAGATAGTATAAATGATTAGTGATTTGCCAGATGCCGTGGGTGATAATAATAATGCACGGCGAGATTGCATTGCATGAATAAATGCATTTGTTTGGTGTTCACGCACACCTATCTTTTCACCACGAGAATGTAGGTTTAATTCATCAAAGAATTTGTTTGCGTGGTATACAGAGAACTGGTCTTCTACGTCTAGATTATCTTCTAGTATTAATTCGTAGCCACGTTCTTCGCAAAATAATTTTAGATACGATAATAGTCCAATGTATAATTGGGAAGTTTGTAGATTGAGTAGGCGTATCTTGCCATCCCAAATTCTATTCTTGTATGCAGGTACGAATTGATAACCTGGTACCATGAAAGTAAAGTATTCGGCAGCCTCTTTAATAATAGAGCGTTCTGCAAATACTTTACCATATACTTCATTAACCTTAGTTACAATTACTTGTTCAGTTTCCGCCATTAATAAATTTTTCCCATGATATAAAATCACGGAGTTGCCACGTTCTTTGTTTCAATTCATTCATAATAGATTCAATCACCGAAATGGTTTCTTCATGATATACTTTCTTTTCCAATAGTTTAATCAAATCACTATCAGCCTCTAAGTATGTAGTAATGTCGGATTTGAGTGTAAACTGAAATGGTTCCCAACCGTATTCAGCCAATTCTTCTTGTGACATCTTGCCTGTATAATACTCCCATTTGACTTTACGCATACGGAGATAATCAAAATGTGCCTTCTTTGAGGCAATTTTGTGTTTAGTAAGAATACTGAGGTATTTGTTGTGTAGTTTAGGTATCTTTAACAGTTCTTTACCAGGCTCTGTCTGGTCCATGTCTGCATCTGATTCCCAATACTTTAATACTTGTTCAAGATTTTCCATAATATTTTCAATAGTTTAACACCAATTTAATATATTAACACACTCAATGTTAATTGTCAAGCAGTTTCAAAGTCAAAGTAATCAAATAGAAAGATGGCATCGGAAGTAATAATATCATCTGCCGACATTTTGGTATCAAACTGGATGTCTGATAAAGAAATTGGAAAACAATTATAATAACGGACACGGAATAAAGGGTTATTTAATGCCGAAAGAACCGTCAAAGTGGCATCAGAATAAGACTTAGGACCGGTAGTTCTCTTACTTTGTAGTGCCGCCAACCTATTCCGTTCATCCGTGCCTGCTGGAGACGCAATGGAACGGAACCAAGAGTGTAAATCTTGCCATGACTTCATTGGTTCATCCACAGTAAATGTCATGGCTAACTGGTTGTACATCATTTTGGTACCAGGGGCATTTACATCAAGACCAGGAAAATTCAATGGGGCTGCGCCTAGTTGCATTCCAGGTATATTTACTGACTGGCAGAAATACTGGACATTAGGGATTCTATCAAACGCCATGATAAACTTGGTCGGTTGTAGATAATTGGTATTTTGAGGAGTTCTTGTAAGTGCTGTCATACGGATATTTAGGCCATAAAAAAAGAGACTCCCGAAGGAGTCTCTCTGAAAATGTCAATCTATGTTGACTTATTTTCTTTGACGATTACATCAAGTTCTTAACACCGAAAATACGATAGTAAACGTTGGTGCGTGGTTGAATGATACCGCTATTCTGATTCAAACCAGCAGCAAATGGGTTTGCTACCATACCGTAACGAGTTTTGAATCCAATCTTTGGTTGGAATGTAAACTGGTCAACTGCACGAACCATTTGTAATGGAACGTATGGGCAATAGAACAAGCCAGCATCGTATGGGCTAGAACCTTTGTAACCGATAGTTACGAGTTCTTGGTTAGAAGTATAACCACCATAGTATGGGTCGATGTAAACCTTGATACGACCATGTAACATACCAGCAAATGTATTACCTGTGTCATCTACTTGCAAGTCAGCTTGAAGAGCAGGTGTGTATGAAAGAACGCCTGCCATAGCCATTGCAGAAGCTACGTCAGAAGAAACAATCAATACGTTACCTTTTCCACGACGTGTTTGCTTAGCAATTACGTTAGCATCACGTTCAATTTGGAAAATCAAACCTTTGAAACGCTCAACAGACCAACGACCGTTAGAGTCTGTATCCAAGTCGAAATAACCTTGTGTTACTGTACCGTATTGTGCGCCAACAACAGCGGACAAATAGATTGTACGGATAACTTCACGGTTGATTTCAGCAAGAATCTCAGTAGACAGAATGTTTGACAATTCTGTTTCAGCATCAAGACCATGGATTGCTTTCAAGTCTTGTGCGAGTTCTAATGAGTATTCAGCTTTCAAGGCACGGGATTGAGCAGTTACAGTAACTTTCTCGATAGAGAAGGCCATCTGTTGGAAACTGTTAGCACCGTCAGCACCTAACTGTTCAGCAACGGCGGTTTGTAGACCAATACCAGTTGTGAATGAGTTAGCAGCTTCGTTAGAAACAGCAGAGTTTGCTGTATCTGTAGCAGTTGTACCCAAGAAACCGTAGTTATTGAATACACCGTTTGCGGAACCTTGACCAGAGAACATGGTATTGGCTTCGTTGTAGAAAGCTTCTGTACCTTGTTGTGTGTTGTAACGAGCACGCATTGCAAAAATCAAACCAGTAGGACCAGTCATTGGTTGAACACCAGCAACGTCATAAGCAATAAGATTTGGCAAAGCACGGCGTACTAAAGAAATCAAAATTGGGTCAAAGTTTTGAACACCACCAGCAACGTTGGTTGGACCAGCGTCAGCAGTTTCGTTCAATACTGAACGGTCTTTAGCCATAGCTTGTTGTTGATTTTCCAAAACAAGAGCAGTAACAGCCTTCTTGTATGGGTCTTTAATAGCGTCTAATTCTGGATGCTCCAGAACTGGATGCCATTTCTTTTGTAGTTCTTCTGTTAAATACATTTAATTCTCCTTGTTAGGTATCTTTAATGGTAAATTTTATTTATTATTTTACCAAACTCTGTGAGATTGCTTTAGCGTAGACGTCCATTGAAGGGTCAGCAGAAACGGATTGTTTCTTTTCTTCTTCAACTTCAACGCCTTCGTTTAAGTCAGAACTCTCAGCAATTTTTACTTCTGCTTTGAAATATGACTCTTTCAAAACATTCAATTTTGCATTGAATTCTGTTTCAGTAGTAAATTCTACGTTCTCTGCGAGCGATTTCAATTTTTCTACTTGGGTTTGAGTCAGGCCTTCACACGCTGTGTAGATAGCCTCAATTTTTTTCTGTTCGTTTAATTCTTTTGTAAGTTCAACACCTTTGTTGATTTGCTCATTCAAAGAAGCTTCAAGTTCTTCTACTTTAGCAGAGAGTTCTTCAACAACGTCTACCTTTTCGGTAGGGATATCGATATAGTGTTCAACAAACAAATTGCGTAAACCGTCCATAAATTCTTCAGCAATTTCTGCTTTGAGAGCTTTCTCAATAGCAACTTCGTTTTCTTTCATCCATTCTTCAACCATGTAGTTGAGGTAATCATCAACTTTGGCAGCCATTTCTTCTTTGATTTGGTCTACGGCGATGTCAAACTGTTCTGTCAATTGTGATTCAACATCAGCAACAATTGCATCAACACGGGACAATACAGCAGCTTCAAAAATGGTAGTTGCTTTAACTTTGAAATCTTCGGAAAGTGATTCGCCTTCCATTAACGCATCAATATCAGCGGACATATCTGTACTTTCATATTGTTGAAATGTTGCACCTGGATTAGCTTGCATTGTTTGTGCTGCCATTTTACCAGCAATACGGTCACGAATTGCTTCGTAATCAGTTGCTTGTGCTTGAGCAGTATGTGTTAAATCGTGGCGACCCATTGTCTCTTGTGGTTGACCTTGTGGCTTGGAAATGCCAACGCCATCTTTTTCTGAACCAACAGGAGGAGTAGCACCAGGAGGAGTTGCGGATGGTGTGCCTTTTGTATACTCAGGCAACTTATCATCCATTTCTTCTGGTGATTGACCGATTTCACCAACATCTTGTTGACCAGCAACAGTAGATGTAGGTAACTTATCTTGGCCGACCATACCTTTTTGACCTTGAGTACCTTCGCTACCACGCTGTGACTTCTTAGCAGCAATGTTAGCGTCAAATGTTTCTTTTGAACCTTCGCCTAAAAGGATATCTTTAGCGGCTTCGGTCAGATTAAATTTTCCCATTTTGAAAATCTCCTTGATTTATTGGATATATTTATATTTAAAGTTTTTTCATGAAGTTTTCAAATATGTGTAGACTTACTAGTTCAATATCTTTACTAGAAGCTTTACGAATTTGTTTCTTAGCTTCCTCAACATATTGTTCTGTCCAAACACCATTTACTAACATCCATTCTTTACCTTCCATGATACCTTGTACAAATGCACCAGGCGCAGAAGGATCTGCTACTATATCTGCCGCTGTGGCTAGATAAAAATCGTTCTGAACAACGTTTACACCATTAACGTTTTTCAATGAACCCATACCTCTTGACGATACACCTAATTGGGCGCCACCTTCAATCAATTGGCGAGCAATTTGACCCATAGGTGTGTCAAGAATCTTAGCTTTACCAATCCATTGGTGACCATCTTCTTTGAGACCAACAATCATGTGTGATACACGGTCCAAGTTAATGGTTGGAGTATCAGGATGACCTAATTCTCCAAAAGCACGATTTTTATTAATATACTCATCGGTGTAACGATGAACTTCTTTTTTCATTGTATTGTATTCATACAAGCGGCCATTTTTGTTTTTCTTTTCAGAAACTAAAAAAGGACCTTCAATAAAAAGTTCTTTTTTACCATCTGTGCCTTCGGTAATATAATTTACCGTTTCGTGAATTTCTTTAATAAGTTTCATAGTCCTAATGCGCCTCTTTTAATTTTTGATATCTTGGCTTTTCTTATTGTCTGTTTTAACTTTGCTGCTTTTTTATGTTGACCCATTTGGGCGCCCAATTTTCTATCTCTACGTTCTTTGTAACTCATTCGTACCAACTTACCGCCACGAATAGTCCAACCTGGCATTGAAGAAAAGGTTTTGTTTCTTTGTACTTTGCCTTTTCTTACACGAATTCTAATAATTCTTTTTCTACCAACCTTTTGTACATTAGATTCATTTAAGAATTCTTTAAAGGTTAACATTTCAATTATGGTTTTAACGAATATTGGCCATAGTTAAATGCTGCTGGATCACTCAATTGACCACGTTGATACATTGCATTGTTCTTACGAACAGAAACAATTAAAGTGTATGATGAGTTAGCAGTAGCACCTTGAGTTGCAACACCCAAGTCTCCGTTACCAACAGTATTTGCAGCGCCAGTACCAGAATTGTTAGTAATAGAAGGCAATTGCTCACCTAAACCAAACTCGCCTTGACCTTGTAAATGGAAAATAGTTGCTGAGTTTGCATAAGATGATGCTGCGGTACCTGTATTATTACCAGACCAAAACAGTTCAACAGAACCAATAGGTGAAGATACTGGAAAGTTTACATAATACTTTAAACCTGTAAGTTGTAAATCATAGTATGGCAAAGCAGTATTGGCATTTTGTGTGGACAATAAAAGTCCGTTGTTTGCTAAAGCGTTTGCCAAAGTGTTTGCAGAAATACGAGAAACGTTTGATTCGTTTCCACTAGAACCGTCAAAAGTACCTGTTAATTTGATAACAGCATCTGTTGTAGTATCTCTCAACACTTGATAGGTAAATTTATTTGCCATTTTCTGCCTTGTTTAAATAGATGATATATTTATATCTTATTCGGTAGGTGTTTCATCGGTATCAACACTTTCCTCATCTGAAGGAAAAATGTTCTGTGCCACAGCTTGTTTTGCTGCGGCAATATGTGCAGCCACTTTATCGTGAATTGCACCATAGAGTTCGCTTCTAAAATTTACTGCATCTTGGTCCATTGCATAATCAATGATGTTACGGGTAGAATAGTCTGCCATTTTGTTCTCCAAATAAAATATTTATAATATACGCTTCAATTTAGTAATAGTTGATTCGTTGGTATCCTCTTTATCAGCAGGATTTACTGGTTGTTGTGGCACATTCGACATCATCATTTGTTGTGCCACTTCATTACCAACACCAACAGGTAAACCTAGACCCATCTCTTTTTCTTCATCAATTTCAGTCTGCATTTTCTTGATTTCATCATCAGTTAAACGCAATACGTTTTGTTGAATCCAATTTTGTGAGAAGTAACGACCTGTGTATGGATCTACAGCCGACAACAAAGACAACCGTTCTTTCATCAACTCCGCATCTTTAAGTTCACTAAAGTTATTGTCTTTAATGAAATCATAATAGATGTGTTCTTTAAAATCATTCCATTCTTCATTGGTACAAATACCTTTGAGAACGCACTGAACTCTTAATGCTTGGTCAAACAAATCAGCAAACTTGTTGCGCATACGGTCAACAAATTTAGCAAACTTTAATTCGTCACGGGTAATCTCATTGGTACGACCAAGAGAGAATCCTGATTGCTCTGGATTTAAACGAGAGACTGGTACGTTAAGTGCCTTGTATAATTT